TGCCCCCTAAGCCCCTGAAGCGCCCTAGCCCCTTAGCGAAAAACCGAACACTACCCTAACCTACAAAGTGTTACCCAAGCGAGATAAATATTACGAAGGGAAAACGAGATCTTAGAATACCTCGAAAATAAAAAATTTCCCAGGTAAAAAACCGCCTCAGAAGTCGAGTCATGAAACACAAAGTAACGTTCAGGACGCCTAACGGCGTATTACAGGAAACAATGTTTGATCAATTTGATGAATTTTGTGATAGCATGGAGAATGTAGCAACAGAGTATTACCAAGGACTGAAAGAGCCTGGGGATGTAAACATTGAGTCAGTATTAGATGACGGATCAACCAGAGCAGAGAAAGTTTCATTCGATGGAAGAACTGAATACCTATCTGAGCAAGATGAAGTTGATGTATAAGCCTCCTGGTGGGGAATATATGTTAGTCACGGATTATCTGAATACAGTAGAGGAAAGACTAAGGAGGTTAGAGAATGGCACAACTAGTAGTACCTGAGACTGTAGATACGGTTACAGTAGTAGGAAACTGTACATATCCTGCCACACCTCTAGGAGGCGCTCCAGTCGTCTCTCCGAACATTACGGTGGGCGGAGTAGTGGCAAAGTTCTATACTAGTGCTTCAGTGCCTTCTACAGTACAGGGAGTACCTATAGGTCCAGGACCATGTACACCAGGAGTTAGAAGTATGGTAGTAACAAACAATACTACTGTATTTTTTAACGGACAGTTGCCAGCTGTTGTAGGAGACCAGGCACAATTGTTAGGCACTCCCAGACCACTTGTTGGTCCATACGGTCCAGCAACTGTCATGATTGGCAGTTCATCATGAATATGGTATAATACAGAGGTAAATCAAGGATCATTATGGCAAAAGCAAGAGTCGGACTGAACGGTCAGCAAACTATCGAAGCAATTCCCAAGAAATCCCGTCAGGGATGTGGGAAGCACACGAAGTATGCTGCTACGAGCAGAAACAACAAAAAGAAGATGTATCGTGGACAAGGTAAGTGAGGTAAGGCAATGGATTGAGCATGTCTCTAAGAAGCGTGAGGAACTGGGCGGTAATGCCATATGTCCTTACGCTTTTTCGGCGTCGGTACATGTAGAGGAACGTGCTCTGAACCGTGTGACTCTGATAGAAGGCGCGACTGAGGACATTATTATCTTTATTGTAGAAGATAATGTAACTCTAGCTTCTATGTTAAACAAAGTTGCTGAACTTAATATGAAGCATCCAGATTATGTGTTTCTGGATGATCATAAAGACGACCCAACACATATTATGGGTATTCAAAGTAATTTTGGTAAACATAACATCATCATGTGTCAAAGAAATGATAAATTACTAGAGGCACGTGAGAAGTTACATAAAACCGATTATTATGACTACTGGCACCAAGAAATGTATCAAAGGATTATCAATGGCAAATTCACCAACAGACAAGAGCAACGAATTCGTAGAATCTGGAATGACACTCATCACTCAGCAATCGAGTGACAAATATCTTAACAAAGTTAAAAGAGTTAAGGAAGAGTTTGACAACCAAGCAGAATGGGCGGATGGTTTTGTAGGTAAGTAAGATAAATAATCAATAAACCTGCCTTTATGCCTGAATTCCAAATATTTAAGGATTTCAACCTCAACTTTAAACCTCACCCTGTAACTGAGGATCTACAAGTTGTAAAGGATAGTGCAGACATCAAACAGTCAATTAAGAGTCTCTTACTAACAAGAAAGGGCGAAAGACTGTTTAATTCTGATTTGGGTACAGGTTTAAGCGATTTATTGTTTGAACCTTTAGATTTTGGTACGGCAGCTATTATTCGTGACGAGATTTTCACTGTCATTGATAATTATGAGAGTCGAGTCGAAATTATAACTTTGAACGTTGACACCAACTTTGAAGACAATGGTTATGATATTGAATTAGAGTATGTGATTCGAGGAAGATCGGATCTACAAAACAACATCGAATTCTTCTTAGAGAGCAGTAGATAACCATGGCGTCATACGTACAAGTATCAAATTTAGACTTCCAAGACATTAAAACTGCTCTTAAGGAATATTTGAGGGCACAGACTGATTTCACGTCGTATGATTTTGAAGGATCATCGATGAGTGTCCTATTGGACATTCTTGCTTACAATACTTACTACACAGCATTCAACACCAACATGGTGGTGAATGAAATGTTCCTGGACTCAGCAACGCTCAGGGACAACGTTATTTCTCTTGCCAAGCAATTAGGATATAGACCTAAGTCAAAGGTTGCTCCAGGGGCAGAGGTGTCATTTACAGCGTCATATCCTGGTACTGCTCCAAAAGTTGCTGTATTACAGAAAGGTACAGGCTTTACAACAGTATTCAATGATACATTGTATTCTTATGTAACAATTGAAGATCAATCAGTGCCTGTGGAAAACAGTGTTGCTTATTTTGATGATATTCTTATTTACGAAGGAACACTGATTACGAGTACCTTTGTAGTTAATACGTCGTTACCTTCCCAGAGGTTCATTATACAGAACCCAGGCGTCGATACGACCTCAGTGAGAGTCAAAGTATATGAAAGTCAGCAATCGACCTCCTACGAGACCTACGACTACGCTGAGAACATTTTAAACGTTGACTACAGGTCAACTTCATTCTTCCTAGACGAAATCGAAGATGAACGCTACGAACTCTTCTTCGGTGATGGTGTTTTAGGTAAAAAACTCGAAAATGGTAATAAAATTGAAGTTTCGTATCTTGTAACTAATGGACCAGAAACTAACGGAGCGAAAAGTTTTACTTTTAATGGTGTTGTTACCGACAAGTTTAGCAATATTGGGTATGTCTATAACATTGCTGTCGATTCAGCGTCTACAGTAGCAGCGAACGGCGGTGCTGATATTGAATCACTCAGTAAGATCAAATACAACGCTCCGAAGTTCTTTAGCACCCAGGACCGTGCTGTCACTGCTACAGACTACTCTAGTATTGTTAGAAAGATCTATCCTGCTATTTCAGACATTATTATATTTGGTGGCGAGGAAGATGATCCCCCAGAGTATGGTAAAGTAAAGATTGTTGTCAAACCAGAGCAAGCAAGTTTCTTATCATCTACCACTAAGAAGCAAATTGTGGATCAGATGAAGAGGTATATGGTTGCTTCTGTCATTCCAGAGATTATTGACCCATCTATTTTGTATATTGAAGCAAATACTTCAGTTTACTACAGCACTGCTATAACTACCCAAAAACCAGAAGATATTAAGAACAAAGTCATTTCTGGTATTAATAGTTACCTAGCACAGTCAGATGTCGAGAAATTTAACGGTAAATTTAGATTTAGTAAGTTTGTATCTACAATTGACAATTCTGATCGTGCTATTGCCTCAAACAAAACTGAGATTACGTTGAGGAAAGATTTCTTCCCTCAGATCAATTCTACTACATTTTACGAGGTTTGTTTCCAGAACGAATTCTATCAGGATTGTGACGGACCATCTCTAGTGTCATCAGGATTCAAAGTCACTGAATTCCCTTCATACACAGTGTATTTTGAAGATAGGGATGGTGTAATCGCCCTATATAGAGTAGACAGTTTGACTAGTGAAAAAATTACATTAAACGATTCTATTGGGACCGTTGATTACGTTAAGGGAGAAGTCAAATTATATGACGTAACTATCATTAAAGGTAGTTTTAGTGACAACCGAATTCAAATTCGAGTTAAACCAAAGTCCAATGACATCAATGCTTCTAGGGAACTTTTCCTTGATGTTGATGTAACACAGAGTAAATTCACGGTATACCCAGAGTAAGATTAGATGGCTGCCAAGAAGAGAAGATTATCGTCCCTGATTGAGTCTCAACTCCCAGGGTTTATCCAATACGAATACGAAAATTTCTCTAAGTTCGTAGAAAAGTACTACGAGCAGCAGGAATCTGCTGGCCAACCACTTGATATCATTTCTAACTTTGACAAGTATAGAGATATCAATTTCTATGAAAAAAATCTTCTTCAGCAGCAATCTACGTTAGTATCTTCTATTACTGCTGATATTACTTCGTTTGAATTGGTAAATGGAGATTCTTTCCCCGAACAGGACGGTTATGTCCAGATTGGTGATGAGATTCTATTTTACCAATCCAGAAATGGTAATGTATTCTCAGAAGTCTCTAGAGGCGTAAGTGGTAATACCACTCTAGGAGACCTATACAACAAATCAACGTTTGTTACAACTTCTGCTGCATCTCATTACCAGGGAGATGTTGTACGAAACATCAGTAACCTATTTTTGTATGCTCTAGTAAAAGAGTTTGAGAAGACCTACCTGGCAGAGTTTCCAGAGGCATATCTCAAAGAGGATGTTGACAAGAGATCACTAATCAAGAACATTACTTCGTTCTACAAAGCGAAGGGTACTGATAAGTCAATCAAGTTTCTATTTAATGCTATTATTACTGATGATCCCCAGGATGTACCTGAGGTTATCAATCCAAAAAACTTTACACTGAAGTCCTCGGTTTCCGATTGGACTAAAAACTATTCTCTCAAGGTAAAAGTCAATAGTGGAGACATCTTTAGTCTAATCGGGCAGCGTGTAACCCAAGAGATTGATGGTTATGACAGAGGAATTGAGTTTGCTCAGGCAGTTGTCGATAATATAATTTCTATCGGTAGTGATGGACAAGAAGACCTATATGAAGTCATTCTAGAACCATCTACTGTAAATGGTCAGTTCCAAGTATCAGGAAGAACTAGCACGACGGTCATTCTACCTGCTGCTTCTAGTACAGACGATACTATTACAGTAAAGTCTACTATGGGATTTCCCAAGACGGGTAAAATTATAGTTGGTGATGAAGTTATCACTTATAAAGATAAAACTGTTAATCAATTTATCATTGATCAACGTATTGGTCCTATTAGAAACCATAATGCTGGTAAATCTGTATATCGTTATTCTACGATCAATAGTAATGGTGTAAAATTTACAACCCTAGGTATTCTTTATAATATTCTACCTTCATATACATCTCCATACTCATCTAGTGGCGATTTGGTACAAGTTGGCGATGCTGGGTTTGAAACTAACAATCCTATCGTTTATGATGACGTTTATAACAGAATTAGGTGGAGTATCAATGAAGATCCCGCTAATGACTTCAATCAAATTAAAGGGGTACAGAAACCTTTCGTTGCTGATGTAGGAGCAGTGTTTGAAGACGATCAGTATTTCTATATTTGCTCATCTTCATATCCTTCTAACAATATTCTAGTAGATACTGCTTATGGAGTAAATTTACTAGATCAAAAACATTTAAAACTAATTCGTAAGAACCCCATTACCACCACAGAGGTTTACGAAACTCCTAATAGAGATGTTGGTATTTTTATCAATGGTGTACCTGCTCTTGGATACAAGTCGGATGAGTTTGTTAAGAAAGGTGCTATCGAATCAACCGAAATAACCTCTAGAGGTTTTTCGTATGTTAATGCCCCCTTTGTTCTTGTCAATGAAATGACTAACAAGGCAAGGTGTACACTTAATGGTAGTATTGTAGGTGATATTGAGATCCTTACTACCGAAACTTTTAGTGAAGATCCTATTATTAGAATCACATCTGGTGAAAATGCTGTTCTAGAACCTGTTATTACGGCTGGTGCTATCACTAGCATGAATATTGTTAATGCTGGTAGATATTACTCTTCTCCTCCAACCATACGTATTGTCGATACCCTCGGTAAAGGAAACTTTGCTGAGTTCGAGACTGTTCTTAATTCTGACGGCAGTATTAGCGAAGTTAAGAAAATTTCTGTTGGTAGGTTCTATACCAGAGGATATACTGATGTTTCTGTAGAAGCTGTTGGTAAAAATGCTACTGCTGATGCTAAAATCAAGCGTTGGGTGTTTAACAGGTATAATCAGATTAAAGACAATCTTGATAGTAGCAATGGTACAGTTCTTGCTAATTACAATCCACTAAGAGATTATGGATACGCTTATATTGCTAACCCAGTTGAAGCTAGAAAGAAAGCATATCTTAATGTCAATTTTTATAATAGTAATGTACAAAATGAAACTATCCACTCACCTATTATTGGATATGCTTATGATGGCAACCCAATTTACGGTCCTCTAGGTTATGCTGATCCATATAATACAGGAAGTGCCATTACAAAACTTGTTTCAGGATATGTTCTTAATGGATCTAGATCTAATGGTCCTGATACTGGTAAGTATCCTCTTGGATCATTTATTGATGACTATCGCTGGGTTCCTAGTGTAAATTCAGGTAAAACAGAACTAGATCAGAACAATGGTAGATTCTGTATAACTCCAGAGTATCCTAACGGTACATATGCTTATTTTATTACTGTTGATGCTACCGAAGTTCCCCAATTTCCATATATTCTGGGAGTTAATTTCTATTCTCTACCTGTAGACTCCAATTATAATTCAAATATTTCACAAGATGACATCCCAGTAGGTCTTCGAGCATATAGAACAACTTTGACTGAAAGAAATGGATCTGGGTTCTCTGGATCTTTACTAGACGTTAAATCTGGTAATGTCTCCTCTGGATATGTTGAGGATTCCACTGTTAATTTCTCTCCAGGTAATAATGTCTATATTGATAACAAAGCAACTGACGGTAAAGGTAGTGTTGTGGTTGTGGAGCAAGTTACTGGTCAAGATGTAACTTCTATTGAATCAACTGAGACTAAAGCTACTCAAATTAAAATTCAAGAAAATGCTTACTTGTTTGAAGGAGATGAAATTAGTCAAACAGGTGCTGATGGCACAGTTTTTGCTTTTGGCAAATTAATCGGTGACGTATTCAATGATAATGAGATGGTTCTTAGAAATGTAGGTGGTACATTTAACCTAGACAATACTATTGACTCAGAAACTTTAGTAGTAACATTGGTTTTGAACTCCGATGCCAACTTTACTGCTGGTTCGACAATGAGGTTGACCAATAATGATAATGAAGATCAAGCAACAGGAACTATCCTAGAAACTACCCGAAGGCAGAACTCAGTAAAGATTAGAGTTTCTGGTAATGATAATTTCTTTGTAACTTCTGATTACTACCTAAGAAGTTCAAATCTTAGTGATAGTAACCGTGTTGAGATTGTATCAGTCTCCTCGTTGAGTACCGACTTACAACCATTTGTTGTCAATGAAAATATTGCTATTGCTACAACAGTAGAAAATCATAATTTAGGTAAAGGCGATCAGGTAACAGTAGATATTCTTCCTAATGATATCACTACGGAAACAACTTACTATGTAAGAAAACGTTTATATCAAACTGCCAGTGCTTTACAACCATCCCACAACTCAACTATCGTAGATGAGGGTATTGGTAGTTATGACGTTCTTAACAGTGGTTTTGGATATGCTACTGGTATGTATTATGATATTGAGTTAATTTTTCGTGATTCTTCTCAAGCAAGAACTAATATTGGATTGCCTGGAGACTCGGGCAATGCTAAAGCAACTTTTGATGTATCAAATACACAAGGTTTGGGTTCTGGTGGTGTTGCAACAGTGGTGTTTACTACTAAAGGTATCGGATATAAGAAAGGTGATATTCTAACTGTTGCCGATGCCGACCTTAACAGAAGTGTTAATGAAGAGTCTCCACAAAGACTGGTGCTAGAAGTTGCTCATGTTGGTTTTGCTTCCAACAACACTATACTCACACTAACTAATGTTACTAACATATCTCAAGAAGATTTCTTGGAAATTGGTCCAGAAATTCTAAAAGTTACTGCTGTTGACACAGTTACTAAGAAAGTTACTGTTGAAAGGGGTAGACAGAACACAACACCAACCAATCACTATAATGATGCTAGTGTAACATTAAAAGATGCTTTCTATAGATTTACTGATGGATTTAGACCTTTTGGTGCTGACATAGCAAAACCTTTCTTAATTAAATACGATTCAACTACACATGTTGTGGATGTATCGTATGATTATAATTCTAATCAACCTCAAGTTTTATCTAATAGTTCTTCTTTCTTTGATAGTAGTATTCCACAAAAACTAGTTTTGTTTAGTACCGTAGATGAGGAATCGTTTAAATTAGAGTTTTCCACAGATAATACGAACTTTAATATTAATCCAGTTCTAGATATTCAAAAGTATTACAAGTACAAGTTTGATGTTAGTCACTTCTCTATGGCGGACACATTCCTAGATTTTTCTTCTAGTGCCAATTATAATATTTTTACAGAAGAAAAAGAGACTAGTGGTATTGCTCCTGGCAATGCTGGTTCGTTTGTTTGTATTAAGTTAGGATTTGGTCCTGCTATCTACACAAATACCTATCAAGAAAGAAGATCTATCAATTTTCAAAATTATTTCTACTTTATTAAAGTATCGCCAGATGTTGATACTGGTGGTTCATATCTAAGAATTATTGACGATCCTTTGGCGGGATTGAAAAAAGTTGTTTATAATACTGATAAAAAGTTTGTATATCAATTAAATAGTATTCCAGCATATGATGGTAGTGGTACAATTTCGTATATTACCAGTTCTAGACTTGCTATCGGCAGCATTCATTCGGTCAATGTTGTTAACACTGGTCAAGGGTATAACAATATCCCAATCGTCACAGGTGTAGTTCCTTCAGGAGTAAATGAAGCTTCTGTAGATCCTATTTGGGATCCCGTTAGACAAGTAGTTACTGGATTCTCGATTATTGATGGAGGTGTCAACTACTCCCAACCTACTATTATTTTGACAGATACTGATGGAGAGAGATATCAGTATGAATGTGAGCAGTTTAATGGAAAACTTACTCAAGTTACTATATTAAAAGAAGGTAGTGGATTTACCTACAAACCTACAGCAAAAATTATCGAATCTGATGTAAAGATCTATCTAGAGTCTACAAACATCGGTATTCCACAAAATATTAAAATTAACAATCCTGGTCGTGGATTTAATAGTGATAAATCTCAATTAGGATCTTATAAGTCCCCAACTACATTCGTACTTAGAAATATTAGTGGCACATTTTTCTCTGGAGAGAAGATCAAACAAAACACCACAAATGCTACTGCTATTGTTGCTAATAATGGTTATCGAGAAGGAAGTAATCTCCTAAAAGTCATTGGTATCACTGGAGTTTTTGACACTGGTTCTCAAATTGAATCTGCTGTTGGCAATAGAACCGCTACACTCTATACACAATATTGTACAGATTTTGAACCCGATATAAGATCGTATGTAGACAATTTTGGTTTCTTCTCTTCTGATAGAGGTAAACTAAGTAACGCTAATCAACGTTTACAAGATTCTTATTTCTATCAAGATTATTCTTATGTAATTAGATCAAAAACTTCTATTAATGAATGGCGTAATCTAATTAAGAGAACTACCCACCCAGCTGGTTTCCAGATGTTTGGGGAGATGGTTGTAGAGAGTACCGCAGCATCACCGATGCCTGTTGCTCAACCAGATCTTAATTATGTAAGCACTATTGAATTGCCACCTGTACAAATTGTTTCTATATCATCATCTAAATTTGTTACTGTTATTCAGCAAAAACTAGAACAACTTAAAGTAGAAGACGGTCGTGGATCTATTTCTATCGATACGTTTGATGCTACTGAAACTGTAACTTACAACGTAAGTCTTTCTCCTGCCTTCGACGGCAAGTTTGACGAGTCTACTGGTAATCTAGTTGGCAACGCTGTATTTACTTTAATTGATAATAAAAATGGTTTGGCACTACAACTTACCAAAAACGAGCAACTAATTTGTACGTTAGATGGTATTTTCCAAGAACCAGGCGTAGCATATACTATCAGTGGTAATACAATCACATTTGCCGAACCACCACTCGGGGAAAGAATCACCGAGGGTCAACTAACAGATTCTGTTAAGTTCTATGGCAGAGCAATCAGATTTAAGAAATCTTCCTTTAATAACAGATATTTCAAGAAGGTTAAGTCTATTGCTGATGAATTTGACGGAGTTAAAACTGATTTCTCTCTAACTTGGGAAGATGGAACCATTGTTAAAACAGATCCTTACGAGAATCTAATCGTTGGGTTGAATGGCGTTATCCAAAAATCAAGAACCACAGAAAAAGAACCATTCGGTAATTCATATTATATTATTAGAAATGAAGATGCTACCATAGCAGACATCATTAGTTTTACAAAACCCCCTATTGATAACGAAGATCTTTATGGTCCTCCCGAAGAACTTCCAGAAATTTTAAAGAACTACGAAAAGTGTTTTATCTACAGTGTTGGTAGTTACGAACGTTTCAATATCAATACTAGCTTGTTTGAATACAGACTTAGTGGACCATATCTAATTCAAGACGAAGTAACTAATTCTGTAAGAAAGATTGATGATCCTAAGTATGCTCTAGTATTCATCGATGGCGTTTTACAGAGAGATACTGAATCTTATACTATTGTAGGTCCCAACATTACATTCACCAAACCACTTAGGTTCTCGGAAAATAGTGCTGGTAATAGAACCGCACAGGATGTTAATATTATTTTGATGTATGGTAGAGACGTAGCAAAGACTCTTACTTTCTATGATTTTGAACCGAATACTTATAATAACACAATTTTCCTCAGTCTAGATGGCGTTGGAGTTTCTGCTACAGTAAAAGGAGATTTAGATAAGTATGCTGGACAAGATTTACATATCAAGCAAGGTACTACTATCCTTGGTAAAGTACAAAATGTAAATACCGTCAGTGCTGATCAGGTTATATTAACCCTGAAATCTCCAAATAATGTCTCAGTTGATGAGAATACTAGTATTTCTGTATGTCCAGAATCATTTGGATATAGTTCATATGTAGTTTCAGGAACATATACTGTATCGGCCACATTCAAAATAGATGATGAAGGACTTAGAGTTCTCGAAAAAGATGTTCCTTCTTGGTTGTATGGTGTAGAAGGTGGCAACAAAGCATGGAATAATAAAAACTCCATGTTTGCTAACTTGCTACCTGGCGATAAAATTCTTATCGATGGCGAGAGTGAGTATCGTGAAATTGTAAGAACACCTGACACTGTATATACAAAATCTTTTGTTGATGACTATTACATTTCTAATGAGCATTATGCTAAGGTCCAGGCAACTAATTATGAGGGGGACACAGAAGGCGAAGGTCTGAGTGTTACTGCTAATATAAACCAATTTGGTGCTATCACTACTCTAAATGTTTCTGATGTAGAGTTTAACCAAAGAGACCTATCACTATTCTTTGATGAAGGAATTCTATTACAGCCAACTGCTTACGAATACTTCACTACACCAGAAGTTCACTTCATTCCTGTAGATGGTAACGGTGGTGGAGCGAAAGCAGAAATTATCGCTTATGGTGGTCAAATTCTTGACGTTATTTTAACTAATCCTGGTAGTGGTTACACTCAACCACCAAGAGTTGTTGTAGCAAGACGATATAAGAGAATTAAAGAACTTAATCGTAAGGTTGATAGTCTAACTGAACTTAGAATACAAACTGAGATTGATTCTGTATTCACTCTACTCGGTAATACCGAGATTAGAATTGAGGGTGGTCCATTCAATGGATCATCAATTAACTCTATTATTTCGTTAGGTGGATTTTCAGCTGAATTGAATACCAATAGGCAGGTCACCTCTGGAATTAATACTCTGGAAGGAGAAGAACGTCAAGTATTGATGACTAGCGAGAAGTTTCCAACAGAAGCTGCCGTACAGTCACCTGCTGTTACACTTCCAGCAATACAATATGGTTTTGATCCGATACTCACTCAAGTTATTGGTGGTGTTATTGGATTTGAAGCTGTTGCTACTCTGGAGACTGTTACAACCGAGGAAATCAATAAGATTATCCAAATCAAGGCAAACAAAGGATTTATTCCAAAACCATTCCCGTCATATGGTGGACTTGGAACATTTGTCGATGCTCCTGTTACAGATACATCTGCTATTGTTTATGCTGCTAATACTACTGGATTCCCAGACACCCCAAGCAGAATTCTCATTGCTGGTGAATACATCTATTACAGAAGAAAAGAGAAAGACAGATTCTTGGATGTCATTAGAGGATTCCAGGGATCAACTCCTGCTGCTCATACTCCAGGAGAACTAATTCTATCTCAACCAGAATTTACTGTTCTACTATCTGGTGGCATTAATGTTATCCTCAGTGAGGGTAGTGTTGCTCAGTCTTCTACTACACAACTAGAGAAGACAGCACAGATTCAGTCTATTAGTGAGGTTATTGATACTTTCACCAATACTAATGAGATCAAGCAAATTGTTGATCTAGAAGATGTGGTTGATTTGGTTGGTGTAGTACATCAGCAAATCACAATTATTCCACCAGTTTCTTATAATATTGTTACAGAGGTACATTCTACCCAGTCTAAAGTTTCTAAAGAATCTGCTGGTATATCTGGAGCATTTGGTGTAGTTGGTGAAGTTTTAATTGCTGGTCCAGAACTAACTGAGATTCAGTTGACTCAAGAACAGCAAATTGAACTAGACACTACATCACAGATTACTTCGGTTTCTATTGGTAGTGTTGCTGCTACCGCTGCTTCTACTTCACAAGTGGTAACTTCTTCTTACGAAAAAACTATCGTAACTAATGAAGTTCAATTTGATGTACTCAACACCGTAACTGGAGTTTCTACACAAATTGTTGAAAATCCACAGACTCGTATTGATACTTTGTCTTCTAACATCGTGACATTCACAAATCTCGATGTAACAAGAGTTGCTGTCAAAGAATTGAACAGCATTGCTGATCCATTCGTTATGCATCACCGATCAACTAAAATTGTAAGTTCTGTTCAAGATATTGATACAATTTCAACCAGAGTTTCTTTGGTGCTAGGTGGTCTATTTGATTCACTATCTGGCGGTACAGAGATTGATTATAGATCTGCTATTGTTGATTATATTATCGAAGAGTATGTACTAGAAACATTCATCAATCAAAGAAATGGAAATGTAGTACAACTACTCGATCCATATAACGAGGTTATCCTACGAAATGGCGGTACATTCTTGGTAGAAAATAGAGACCAGGGTCAACCTCCTGGATTTGAAGATTATAGTCTTGGTAATGTCGGGTTGACTCTCGGATCTTTCCAAGACAATGCTCTAATTGATACTGGAATCTCTTCTGGATTGACTTTACAGGATGTACATAGCATTTATCCATCTATGTCTATCCGTGACTTTGACTTCCGCCATGATTCTGCTTTGCTTGGTAATGGTGTGAGATTTAACATGGGTATACCTTCGATCCAACAACCTGTTACTATAAGTAACTTTACTGGAACAGTTAGTGGATCTCTTGCTGTACAAAACACGACCTATTTTTCTGATTTTGGTCATGTATTGACGGAGGATGGATCTGTAATTTCTTACACTTCCAAAACTGCTACTACATTAGAGGGATGTACAGTCATCCGAGGCACTGATCTGATCAGTGTAAATGACGAGATTATTCCTTTCTCTATTGTATAAATATAAATAAATCAGACAAAACGTTCACAAAAGAGAGACTATCAATGGCTGCCATTATCTCAGATAAGTTTAGAATTTTTAACGCTACCCAATTCCTTGAGTCGCTGTCTGAGCCCGTTGGTGGCGCAGATACTTCTCCTGAGAAAACGAGGATGTATTTCTTCGTAGGTCGTCCCCAAAGATGGGATGCCTATCTAGAAATTTTCAATGCTAATGCTACTGCTTTTGTAGCAGGTAACGAAGTGTATATTGGCGCTAACTACGCTTCCGCTACATTTAAGGCTACTATTAGAGTAGTCTACGAAAATTCACTTCTTCTCCACTCTGTTGGTCCACAGACCAATTCTGTTCCTACCGCTGGTCAAGCACTTAAGGGTTGGAATGGCACTGCCGACACCAACGCTGAAGCACTAACTGGTGTTTATCGTTATGCTACAGAGGATGTTCCCCCTGTACCTCTCGACAACCAAACTGAAAAGTATGATGTTTATGACGACATCATTGCTGCCAAGCGTATCACCACCGACTTTGCTCGTAGTGTAATCCGTCGTTTCAACTGGGATACCGCTGCTAACCCTAAGTTTGACATGTGGAAGCCTGACTATTCTACTACTCCTGGTAGTGGTGGTCAAATTGGTAAAGCAGCTGCTACTGGCGCTACCAATATTGCTGATGCTAAGTATTATCTAATCAATTCTCAGTATGAAGTATTCAAGTGCCTCTATAACGGAGAGTCTGATCTAGCTCCTACTGGTCTTACTGCTACCAACGAACCCAAGACTACTCCTTCTGGTGGTCAGGGTACTTATGCTAGTGCTACTGGTCTATTCACAGAAGACCCTGCTGCTAACGGTTACATTTGGAAGTTCATGTACACCATCCCAACGGATGACGTACTACGTTTCCTTTCTACTGATTTCATGCCAATCGTTCTTCCAACGAACGCTTCTCGTCAGGCAACTGAAGCAATTGCTACTGCCGACCCTAACTCAGTTGAAGTTGTTATGATCGAGAATCAAGGTTCTGGTCTAACCAACGGCGTTTATTATGCTCCTATTGTTGGCGATGGTACTGGTGGTGTTGTAGAAGTCACTGTTGCTGGTGGTGTTCTTTCTTCTCTAACTGTAACTAATCCTGGAAGTGGTTACACCTATGCTACCGTTCCTCTCCAAGATGGTCTTGAGAACGGCGATCCAGGTTGGACTGGAGCTCCTATCGGACTCTATTCCGATGCTGGTCTAACAACGAAGACATCTGGTGTTGTTCCTTCTAACGCTACTGGTGCTATCGAAGCAGTTCTTCCTCCTCAAGGTGGTCATGGTTCTAACTTTGAAGAAGAACTCAACGCCAAGCGTGTTATGACGAACATCCGTCTAACCTATGCTGAAGGTTCGGGCGACTTCCCTGTTGATAACGACTTCCGTCGTATCGGTATTATCCGTGACCCATTTGCTGCTGGTGGTTCTACTTTTGCTACCGCTCCTACCTTGAGTGGTGTATATGCTGCTAAAGTTACTGGTGCTACTGCTGACTTCGTTGCTGACGAAGTAATCACCCAGACTGCTGCCGCTGGCGGTTCTGCTTTCGGTACTGTAGTTTCTTGGGAAAGAGATTCTGGTAATGCTGGTCCTGGTGGTGCTGGCGTACTTAAGTACATCCAGTCTCCTTCACTACACACCGATGCTGGCGTTGTAAGAGAATTCGAGAATAGCGGTAATGCTATCTCTGGTGCTCAATCGCTTTCTTCAGGTACTGTCGATGCTGGCAACAATGACACTCTCGTAGGTGTTACTTTCGGTAGTGGTCTTGCCACTCCTGAAATCGGTAATAACACTGGTGAGATCATCTATGTTGAGAACCGTCGTCTCATCACCCGTGCTGCTGACCAGATTGAAGACATCAAACTAGTTATCGAGTTCTGATTTCTTTTTTACTCCGCTAAATACTTCAACGAACAAAGTAGAGTATTTGGCGGAATAACATGCCACAGAAGACGAATCTCAACGTAGCACCATATTATGACGACTTTGATCCTGGCAAAAACTTTTATAAAGTTTTGTTCAGACCTGGATACTCGATCCAAACTAGAGAATTAACTTCTCTACAATCGATTCTCCAGAATCAAGTAGAAAGTTTTGGTAAGTTCAACTTCAAACAGGGACAGCAAGTCATCCCTGGAGAGGTTGGACTTAATACCAAGCTTGATTATGTCAAGTTATCTTCTGTATCTGAAGTTGCTGTAAACGAAAACGGACAAATCGTTTACAAAAAATATGATATTAAAAAACTTATTGGCACACAACTCCAGGGCCTAAACTCTGGAGTTGTTGGGCGCGTACTAAGTTCTGAATATGGATCTGATATTGAAGCAGATACATTATTCGTAAAATATACCACTAGTGGATCTGCTAGCAACGAAACTACCTTCAGACAAGGAGAAACGCTAGAAGTTATTGCTGGTATCAACACTCCTCTACTTGTAGTTGGTACAGATGGTAGCGTACTCCCTACAAGTATTAATGTAGAGGATCCTACTTCAGGTAATATCGAAACCTTTAGCAGTCGTGCTATGGGGTTTGCTACTGCTGTTGATGTACAAGAAGGTGTTTACTTTGTTAATGGTTTCTTTGTAAGAAACAAAAAACAACTACTGATTATCAACAAATATTATAATAAAGCATCATCTAAGGTAGGTTTTACTGTTACGGAAAGTGTTGTAACTCCCGAAGAGGATACTTCCCTAGCAGATAATGCCCGAGGTTTTTCTAACTCATCTGCTCCTGGTGCTCACCGTCTTAGTATTAATCTAAATCTTACTAAGTTTGATTATAATGCTAATACGGATAAGAATTTTATTCAGTTAGTTCAAATTAAGAACGGAACTGTAGAAAAACAAATTAGGTCAGCCGACTATACCCTTCTAGAAGAAACTCTAGCAAGAAGAACATTCGATGAGTCTGGTGATTATGTTGTAGAAGATTTTGACTATGATGTTAGAGAATACTACCAGAGACAAAGTAATAATGGTGTATATGCTCTTAGTAATGAGACTGGTCTAGTAAATAGAACTTACACAGCAGTAGAAGCAGAAGGAAAGATGCTTCTATCGGTAAGTTCTGGTAAAGCATATGTTAAAGGCTACGAAATTATTAACAAAGAGACCAAGACTCTTGATGTAAGTAAAGGTAGAGATACTCTATCCCGTGACAACGTAACTATCAAGACAAAAGGTCTTCCAGAATTTAAGATAACCAATGTCTATGGCAGTATTCCTCTAAACACAGTTGGTGACGAACTTACTGGATATCCAACTGTATCTCTAAACAGTGTATTTAATGATGGCACAATTGGATTCTCTGGATTGGAACCAGATGGTTATTTTAGAGATTCTATTAGTAGAAGATCTGAACCATTTGGTTTAGATCAAGGTATCATGACCATTTATGTTCAGGCAATTGGTGATGTACCGACACAAACTTCTCAACTTCCTGATGAAGTATGGTTTGTTACAACTAGAGGAACTGGAACTGTTAATGGTAAGAGTGCTAAGGTAATTGGTAAAGCAATCGTCAACCGTCCCGAGGTTAATAGTGCTAACTCAGCATACTTCGGTGAACTTACAATTCTAGGTAGCAAAGGTGACCTAGACAAGTACATGAAGGAATTTGATAGTGACGAGACGGACTTCAGAAGATATGTGTATACTTCTGAAACATTGATGGAAACTTCTAGTAATCCATATGGTTTAATTGTTGACTATAATCCATCGTTCACTCCTATTGTTGGTGTATCAAAACCAAAAGATTTTAGATTAATTAGTAGAGGTAATGGTTTTAATCCTGATGCTGATATCATCCTTTCTAGAGGTAGAACAGGATCTGCTACTCCATATAATGCTACCTTTGGTTTCTCGTATTTCAATCCAGTCTTTTTTACTAGACTGAAACTAGAGAAAGAAATCATTGCTCAGACTTTCAAGAACGGCAAGTACATCTATGGTAAAGAGAGTAAAGCATATGGTGTAATTGAAAATGATTCTGAAGCTCAATTCAGCAGCATCTCTACATTATTTGTATCTACATTATCAGGTCAGTTTATTCCTGGTGAAACAATCATTGATGAAGAAAATAACGCTATCAAGATTGCTAAAGAGAATACCATTTCCCACTTTATTGTTAATAAGAGAGGTACTAATTATACCAACTCTTCTACAATGGTGATCAATGGTACAGAATTTGATCAATCTAAAGTTGGTATTGTTCTATATGGTGGTGCTGTAGTTAAAGTTAGTGTAGAAAATAGAAGTGCTCTACAGCAGACTTATGCTTCTCCTCCATCAATTGGATTTACTGGAGATGAGTCTAATAACGATAAAGCAATTGTTACACCTGTACTATTCAAAGAAACTGTACTAACTTTCACTCCTCAAAACGTAAAGTCAGTATCTTCAACCTTCAACAACTACACATTTACAGCTGACGTTGATTTCTCATCAACCTCTTATGCTACCTACAAGCAAATTAGTGACTTTACTTTCTTTGGCAACAACGGAACAAAATTTATTGAATGTAATGGTTTTGGCGCTGATCTAACTGGCGATCTAATCCAAGGTGATATTATCCAGTTTACTGATGCTAATAACAATGTTATTAAGAACATTGTACAATACGTCACACTGCCACAAGATACCGAGAAATCTAGAATCTATCTTGACTATGCTCTACCTGCCGACATTAATAATGCTACTATTGTAAGATTACGTCCTAGACTATCTAATAGTGCTGCTACCCTGGTATTTCCAACTGGTAGTAAGCAAGTAGCATCGCTAGTTAGTGATTCTTCCGATACTAAGTTTAAGTATCATGTCAGAAAAGATTTTGTTACTGATCTATCTGCTAGTGGTGGTAACTTAACATTTACTGCTCAACTACCTGTTGGTACACAGACATTTGTTAGTTTCAGTGAAGAGCAGTTCCTAGTTACCGTTCTGAGTAAAGGATCTTCCAGTGTTGTAGAAAATGGTGATGTAATCTTTATTGATCCTAGATATATTGAGGTAGCAGATTCAGTTATTACTGCTAGTACTGTTACTGCTGGTGCTTTGAGAATCAAGAATCTGCCATCAGATTACTTCGGTAATATTCTTGATGGTAACTTCCCCAAACTAAAACTAACTGCTACTGTTGAGATCGATAAAGCACGTCCTAGACTTAAGAGTGCTATAAGAAACAAGCGTGTAGTCATTATTTCTTCGGGTGACCGTGTAATTCCTCTAAGAGGTCAAGATTATGATTCGGATGTTATTGAGACATTCTCGTATTCTGATGTATTCAAACTGAAGTATGTCTATGAAGGTACAACTACTAACCCACCTGTAGTTGATACTGCTGGTAATCTAGTTAGTGGTACTGACGTAACTTACAAGTATAAGTTTGACAATGGACAAAGAGACACATACTATGATGTTTCCAGAATTGTATTGAAGCCTGGTTTTGATGCTCCTACTGGTCAACTAGTAGCAGCGTTCGATTTCTTCGAGCATTCTCAAGGAGACTTCTGTACCGTTGACTCGTATCTTCATGAAGCAGGTGTTCTACCTGACGAAATTCCTCTATTCAACTCTACTGTTAATGGTGTTATCTCTCTTAGAGATTCCATCGACTTCAGACCTAAGGTTGATGGTAATACAACTATTACTGGTTTCCAAGATCAATCTATTGTCGAGAGATTTGATACTACCGACTATATCACATTCCTAGGTACAGGTGGTATTCCAACAGGAACTCCTGCTTCGGATTCTAACCTATCTTATACAGTATCCTTTAGTGAGAAGCAATATCTGGATCGTATTGACGGTCTATTCCTCACTAAAAAAGGAGACTTTATTATTAAAGAAGGTAATGCTTCGCTGAACCCATCTAAACCAGAACCATTAAATGATGCTGTTTCCCTTTGCTATCTCCATATCCCTGCTTATACTAACAATAGTAAGGATGTAAGAATTGTTCCTGTGGATAACAAGCGTTATACCATGAAGGACATTGGCAAACTGGAGAAGAGAATTGAGCGTTTAGAGTATTACACCACACTAAGCATTCTTGAGCAGCAAGCACTAAACATGCAAGTTAAGGATGAGATTGGTCTAGACAGATTCAAATCTGGTTTCCTTGTAGATAATTTTGAAGCACACAGAACGGGCAATCTTAAATCTGACGATTATAGATGTGCTATCGACAGTCAGCAGTCTGTTCTAAGAGCACAATCTAAAGAAGATAGTTTTGTTCTTAAAGAAATTAATACTAGAGATGACCAGAGAGCAGTCTCTGGATATGTAATCAACGAGGGTGTTGTTACACTACCTTTCGAGAATGTAGAACTACTGAGTAACAAAAATGCTACTAAGACTATCAACCCAAACCCATTTGTTGTCATCCAATATGTTGGTGAAGGCGTAATTACACCTCAGCAAGATTCTTGGTACGATCAGGGTATTGCTCCATTAGTTGTTGACTCGAACACGAAACTGAATTCTATCTTCCTAGCAAAAGATGTTGTAGCAGATGCTTATTCTAGTATCTACAACTCATTCATCGTTAACTGGTGTGGTACTGATGCTGGATTCCTACCAATAGAATCCCTTGCTAACATTAATAGTGAAGACATTGAATCTACAGTTCAACCTGCTAATGTTTCTAGTTCTTCTAATGTAAGTCCACAAAACAATGAAGTAGGTAAAGGTGTTTCAACTAAGACTATCGGTGATAAGAAAGTTGCTACTTCTCTACAGTTCTTCGCTAGATCAATTCCTGTTAAGTTTGTGATGAACAGACTAAAACCAGACACTGCTGTTTATGTGTTTATGGAAGGACGTAACGTTGGACGTTGGGTCATTCCTGATAGTCGTTTTAGTGGTCAAGCGGGTAACTCCCTTTCTACTTTCGGAGCTCCTCTTATTACCGATTCTAATGGTAACCTATCTGGTATTATTTTGATTCCTGCTGGTCTACCTCCCGTATCTAATACCAGATGGTCTGGTAATGTGGATACTGTTGATTATGATCAGACTGGCGAAGAAATCAGATTCTCCACAGGTACAAAGACCATCAGATTTACATCTGCTTCTGATGACGCTGATAAGAACGAAGTTGATTCTTATGCTGAGGTCAAGTACTATGCTTCTGGAACTACTCCTTCTAATCCACCTAGTATTACATCAACTGCTACTTCATTCTTCAAAGCGAATGAGGGTGTACAACTAGTTGATAGCAATACTGATAACCCTATCAAACCAAATCCACTTGCCCAAACGTTCAAGATTGAGAACTTTGATGGCGGTCTGATGACAACTGGTGTTGATCTGTTCTTCAATAAAAAGAGTGAGACTATCCCTATTAGAGCATATCTAACAGATGTTGCTGCTGGAAAACCAGGCAAAAATATTGTTCCTGGTACACAAGTATCACTAACCCCAGAAACATACCTAAGAGTTTATGTAACTGGAGAGACTGAAACTGTTACTGTTAGCCTTGATGAATTTGTAACTGGCAAAACCTCCAATGCTGCTGGTCCTATTGCTAAGGTATTTGATTCTAATTTGGTTAGAGTTGGTGATGACACCAGTAGTTCATTCCAAATGAATAAGGAACAGGTTTACACACTTGTTCTTGGTAATCATAATGGAAGTACATTTGTGGCAAATGAGTCGCTATCAATTCCTTCTGTCACGGCATTCAATGCTACAAACAATACTACCCTAGGAATATTCATTGCTAAGGATTCGGGTAAAGTAACTGACTTGAGGGTTAGTGCTGTTGGTTCTAGTTATGAGACTGCTTCTATTGTCATTGAAAGTCCTCAGTTGCCTGGTGGATCCTCAGCAACAGGTTCTATTTCTGTCTCGGATGGAAAGGTATACAACTGTGAAGTTTCGCTTACTGGAAGAGGTTATACCGAACCACCATCAGTTGTTGTCAAGGGCGTAGGTCTTGGTGCCGCTGGAGCTGTTATCGAATCTATCATCGAGATTGATACACCTGCTGTAAGAATGGGTGTTGCTATTGATTACAGTGGTGTAACAGAATCCATCACTCCAACTAGATTTGATTTCAAGCATCCTGTATATCTACAGAACAATACTGAGTATGCTCTTACTATCGAGACCGACTCTATTGAATACGAACTATGGGCGTCAGTCCTTGGGGAGGAAGAGATTTCTACAAGTAATATTGTCACTACACAACCTTCTCTAGGTTCTGTATACAAATCTCAGAATACTGATGACTGGACAGAAGATTTATTTGAAGATATTAAATTCATCATGTATCGTGCTGAGTTTGATACTACTGGCGGCGAGATTGAAGTTACTAACGAAAATCTAGGTTATGAAAAATTACAGATATCTCCTTTCGAGACTAGTGTAAGATCTGCTACTAATGCTACTTCACCACTATTCAAGAACAATAATTCCGTTGTTAAAGTTTATCACAGAGATAATGGTTTTGAAGATACTGGAAACTCTTATGTATTCTTCCAAGAAGCACAAGATGTTGGTGGTATCTCTGGAGTTACATTGAATCAAAGACTATACAAAGTTTCTAATTCTGGTATTGATTCTTATAACGTCACAAGTCTAAACGGTGCTGGATCTAGTATCATCGGTGGTGGAAATACGGTTCTTGCTTCCTACAACAGAAAATTCGAGCGACTATATGCTCAGGTTCCATACCTACAACTAGATGGTACTAAAATTGAATCGTTTGTTGCTACTACTGACGTAGTTCCTGTCGATTCTAATACTAAGAATTACCTCTCCTATAGTTCTGTTGATTATGAAAAAACTTTCTTAGGTGAAGAGCACTTCTTTACTAATCAGAAAATGGTTGCTTCTAGAATCAACCAAACTATGAATGGTCTACCATATTCACTTAAGTATAAATTCAAGTTAACCACAGATACTTCTGTTCTATCACCTGTACTCGATCTACGAACTGCTACTGTCAAGACAGCTAGCAACAGAATTGAAAACGCTACTGGATATGAAGATAGATATGGCAAGAGAGATCAAATTGTTACTTTCCAACCTTTATATTCACTTGCCTTTGCTGTAACTGGATCAAATGCTGGACAGGTTGACGAAAATCTTTCTGTAGTTGGACAAACTTCTAAAGCAGAAGGTTTGATTACTAATTACGAAAACAACAATGCTACTATTAGACTAAAAACGGTAACTCCTTTCCAGCAAGGAGAAGCTCTAAATCTAATTGGTACAGACGGAGTAGAAATTTCTAATGTCGGAATTACTATTACTACAATTTCCGAAATTGAGTTTAACTTCAGTGTTGGTTCTAATGTAATTGCTTATTCCCCAACAGATGAGTCAGTAAGTTATGCTAATAAGATTAATGGCAAGGTTATCCTATGGGATGCCGAAGATAAAATTCTAATTGTAGAAAACTCTTATCAACCTATTAATAATAATTACAGTGCTTCTACATCACAATCAGAAGCTTACGCTAGAAACCAAGTTGATAGTGCTCAACAACCTGACATCTTTAGGGTTGGTGATGTTGTTCAATCCACAGGAGATGATACTCCTAAGTTTATTCAAATTAATACTATAGATTACACAACAGGTGTTGATTATGTACCAGAAACGGATGCTGTTAATAGTTCTTCAGTTGCTAAGTATGTAACTAAAGAAGTATTCATTGATAATGCTGGATCTGCTATTGATGTGAGATCTACAATGAATCTTACTGATGTTGAAAATATTAAGATATACTATAAACTTAGAGAGTCTTCTAGTTCAGCAAACTTTGATGATATCAACTGGGTTCCATTTAACAAAAATGGAAATCCAGATATAGACAATCTTGCTACTTCAGCAAATTCTATTTCGGGACAATTTGAAAAGCAAACTGACTATCAAGAATTGAGATTCAGTGCTTCTAACTTACCTGAATTTACATCTTTCGCTATTAAAATTATCATGAAGACTGATGATCCTTCATACGTACCCAAAATTCAAGACTTGAGAGCTGTAGCATCATACTGATGAGATATCTCAAAGTCGAGGGTCATGAAAATCTTTTTCGTGATGTTACTACAGGGGCGATTGTCAACACCGACAAACCCGCTCCTAGAAACTTTTCTAGTACATTCAACAATGTACTAGAGGACATAAATACTTTGAAGGACGAACTATCTGAAATCAAATTACTTCTTAAAGAGATCGTAAGAAATGCCAGCAATTAACGTTAGTAGAACAGACACCTTTGAGAATCAAAGGCAAAAAATTAATGATATTGGGGCGAATTTATTTTCGATCTCTCAAGGTGGCAGTGACCTATCAACAGGTAATTTGAAATTAGGTGATGGCACCAGAGGTGTGCCGTCACTATCATTCATTAATGAAGCATCTCTAGGTATTTTTAGACCAGATGTAGGTAGGATTGGTTTTGTATCTGCTGGAAAAAATCTATTTGATATTACAACCGCTGGTCAAGTTAACTACAAAAATCTGATTGTTCAGAAGCGTGTTATCTCATCCAATGATTTAGAAATTACCAACTCTGGATCAAATTACGATCCAGGAACTTATGAAGATATTGCTGTTTTAGGCGGCACAGGTGAAGGTTCTACATTTGACATCGAAGTAACTGAATTTGTTGGAACCATTACTAATAATGGCAATGGATACACTGGAGGAAATTATTCTGGTGTTGCTGTTACTGGTGGAAATGGAAGTGGGGCGGAAGCTTCTCTAGCAATTGATGGTATCAGTGGCGAGATTACTACCGAGGGTTCTGCCTATACGCCAGGAACTTATAGTGCCGTACCACTAACAGGTGGAAATGGAACTGGGGCGGAAGCAGATATTACAGTAAATGGAGATACCATCTTTACTGGTAATATTACTAATGCTGGTAGTAACTATACAGATAGCGTATATAGTGACGTACAACTAATCAACGTACCAGCAACAACATACACCGTCAGTGTTGTATCTAATCCTGGATCCCCTCCACCCGACAACATTTATCAGATTGACAGTCTAGATAATCCAACACTCGTTTTCGAGAAAGGTAATACATATAAATTTGATCTAAGTAGTGCCACTCTTTCTGGACACCCATTTGCCTTCGCGGATAGCGGCGGACTCCAATTAGGTACTGATAACTACTCTACTATTGAAATTGGTGCTCAAGGAAATGCTGGTGCTGCTGTTTATATCACAGTAGGACCAGATGCTTCTACAGAAACCATACAATATATCTGCCAGGTTCACTCTGGAATGGGCAACAACATTTCTGTACAAGCAGGAACTCCTGGTAACGGTGGTAATGGTATTCAAGCAACTGTTGAAATTTCTAGTGGTTCTGTTATTGATGTAACTATCACAGACTCAGGTCAAAATTATGAAATAGGCGATACACTATTTGTTAATCCTGGAGATGTTCAATCTAGTTTGTCTGGTGGATCTGGATTCTTATACACACTAGCAGGTATTTCTTTTACTGGTGTTGTAGCTAATATTTCAGTCACGGATCAGGGTAATAACTATCTAAAAGACGATGTTCTATCTGCTAGCGATTCTGATCTTGGTGGCGGTGGCGGTAGCGGATTCCAATTTACGGTTACCACAAATCCTGGACAGGTATCTAATGTCAACTTTGATGTAAAAGGAACTGGGTATCAAGCAGGAGATTTACTAGGACTTGGTGGTACTGTCACTGGAGTAACTGGTGTTACTAATGGAACGGTTTCTGATTTGTCAGTTACTTTGGGAACAGGAACTTCTTTTAGCGTTCCTAGTGCTATTGGTATTGTTGTTGGACAGGGAGTAACATCTTCTATTATCGAGACTGGTCAAGTACCAGCAGGAACTACGGTAACCAATGTTGCTGGCAACACTGTTACTATATCTGCTGCCCCTGATGTTGCTGGAACGGCATCATTGACATTTGCTTCTACTGGCAATGTTACTGATATTATAGTTTCAAGTCTTGCTGGGGGAATTGGTGTAGGTTATTTAGTCACGGTAACTGGTGGAAGCGGAGTACTTGCATCAGGATCAACAATTAGTTCTGTTGATGCTGGTACGAATACTATTACTCTATCGGAAGATGCTACTTCGGCAGGAGATGTGACCCTATCATTCTCCCCACCATGGGGAGCTCCAACTACCAATTTTGAATTTACTGTTGATTCTATTGGTGCTGTAAACCTTGTTGATGTAGATAATGGTGGTAATGGTTATTCCAGATTAGATACTCTAACCGTAGATGGCACAAATTTAGTACAACCAATTACTCGTGCCGTAACTGTACAAGATTTTCAAGAACTAACTTTTGTATCTCCTCCAGCAGCAGGATTTATTGTAGTTGGAGACACATTAGAATATGATGATGGTACAATTGCTTCGTCTGGTGTAGTTGCTAAAGTAACTACTGGGGGTGCTAATATTACCTCAGTATTAGTAGAAACTTTGGGAGTTAGTAGCGGAGATAATATTACCAAACAAGGTAATGCTACAACTTTAGAAATCGACACAGCATCTGACAGAAGTAAGTTTTATATTGATGGCGTACTTACACCAAACCTATCTGTTTATGTTGGCAGCACATATCTATTTGACACCACAGATTCATCTAACGGTAGTCACAACTTTGCTCTAAGTGCTTATGATGGTGGATCATATAATACAGTAGATAATATTACTACAACTCTTGCTGCCACCAGTCCTTCAATCTTAGTTGCTTCTACTACTGGGATTTTCCCTGGAATGGCAATTACTGCTTCTGGTGATGGTACTCTATCTCTAGATACTGTTGTCGAATCAGTTGATAGTGGTACACAATTAACTTTATCTGAGAACCCATCTGGTAGTGGAGCAGCAACACTAACATTTACTGGTACTTCTTATACTAATGGTGTAGTAGTCGCCAGTGACGGTCTTAGATTAAAGGTCACAGCAGACACTCCTACACTTTATTACTTCTGTACTTCTGGTGGATCAGATAGTACATCTAGTCATGCTGGAATGGGTGGTGGAGCTCAAATTACAATTGACCCAAATAATCCAAAGACTTTTGGTAGTGGATTAGTAGTTACTCTTACTAATGTTTCTGATCAAGATGTAATTACTTTAGATGTCCTCAATGGTAAAGTAATTGCTCAGGATCTTGATGTAGAGACTGGAACTATTGACGATCTTACTGTAGATACTTTAATCTCAACAAAAACTATTAACGTACAGCAGAAAGTTATTACAGATAAAGTTGAATCTAGTAGCACTTTAGTATTAGATTCTTCTGACCTCACTATTGAAGGTAATGTAACGGTTGGGGAGAGTAAACTCACTATCACTAGTGGTGACGGTAACCTAGTTACTCAAGGTAATGTTAGAGCAAATGCTGGACTGAATATTAACAATGTTCTTACTATTGCTGATAATGAAATTACTACTACAGGAACTAGTGACATCACTATGATTCCTGCTTTGAATAGAGTTGCTAAAGTAGACACTAGTACCGCTTTAGTTATTCCAATAGGAACTACATCTCAACGTCCTATCACTCCCATCGCTCAAGATGGTGCTATTAGATTTAACACCGAGACCAATTCGTATGAAGGTTATAGTTCTGCTAATGCTCAGTGGTCTTCTCTTGGTGGTGTTAGAGATTTGGATGGTAATACCACAATTCTTGCTGAAGAAACTGTAGGTGCCAATGACAATACGCTATGGTTTATTAATGATGGTGTCAATACACTAAAAGTTTCTCCATCTTATCTAGAGTTTGTTAATGTAAAGAAAGTAAAATCCATAAACGTGAGTGCTCCTAGTTACGTTAACTTTGCTGCTCAATCACCAGTTTCTCTTGGAGATTTCCTCAAGTATCAGAATAATATTTACGAAGTAACTACGGTTGCTAATCCTAGTGGAACAAATCTACTCGCTGCTTCTGGGTCCGAACCTACTCATACTTCTGGTGATGCTACCAGTGGAGATGTAATTTTATCTTGGTATGTTTCGGCAGTTTCTCCACTGACTTTTGACGAAATTACCGAAGTAAAAATTGATCCTCTTGGATTTACTTCTTTCTCTGTTAATAATGAACTGAAGTTCTCTGGAAACACAATGTCTTCCTTTACGAATGACATTATTATCAGTCCTAATGGAAGTCAAAAAGTTGAGATTGATTGCCAATCTTCTCTTGTTCTTCCTGTGGGAGATAACAATGCTAAAGGTAATCCTGTCCAGGGTTCTGTTAGGTACAATACTGACGATAGTCAGTTTGAAGGATACAACGGAGCACAATGGGGTGGTCTTGGTGGAGTAAAAGATATCGACCAAGATACTAAAATCACAGCAGAAACTGCTCCTGGTGCTGACGAAGATATTTTATACTTCTTCAATGCTGGAAGCAACAGCATGAGGTTGTCCACGACAGCAATGACTTTGGATTCAGTTGACACTATTGAGTCTACAAGTGAAGTATTAAATCTCAATGGTGAAACTTTAGGAATCTCCAGTCTAGCGTTGAACATCGATCATACTGTTGCCGATACTACTTTTATCTACTCCACAAAGGATAAACTTGATATTGGTCTTTCATCTGGTCTTAACAATGATCATTTATTCAGACTGACAAATACAGGTGATGTTATTTACAACCTAGGATTTACAACAGGAACTCCAGATAATATTACTCTTCTAGATGATGAACTAACAAACCTAGATTTAAATCACTTTAGATTGAATACCTCTAGACTTACTCTTACTAGACAATCAGGTGGTGCTGGTAATGCCACTCTATATAATTTGTCTACTGAGTCTTCTGGTAAAGTTTTGGTTACAGCAGTTAATACTACTACTGGATCTAAAGAAATTGTAGAATATAATGTTATTGATGATGGTACTAATCTTTACTACACCGAAATTAATAATATCAAGAGTGGTGTTGATATTATCACATCAACTTTTGATATTGATGGTTTAAATAACTCTAGAATTACAGTTACTTTGGACTCTGCTTTAGGACTAAATGATAATGTTGAAATTACATTTGTAAAAACCATCACCAAGAGGTAACAGTAAATGGCATCCAATATAACCCCACTAGATTCAATGGGAGGATTTTCAGTAGAAAATCTTACCATAGTTAATGAAAATAAAGATCTAATTAATGTCAATTCCCTTGAAATTAAAAACTCTAGTTTTTCCGATAAATACGCCGCTTCATATGTATTGAGTGGTAATACTACCGATGTCCTATCATTAGACAATCAGAACTCTCAGATTCCAGTTTCATCTAGTAGCGTAAATTTTATTACATCTCATATCATTGGGGTAAATAATTTAGGCACAGGACATTTGTCAATAAAACAGGAATCTGTAATGACTGTAGATGATAGCGGAGCTCCAACGGAACTTTCTAATTTACTTACTATCATCAAAGATAGCGTCCCATCAGGTGAAACGTGGACAACTGAACTTTTTGATACAGGAGCTCTAAACAGATTTAGTTATTCAGTTGCCAAGCAAGGTGGTACTCCAGGTCAAACTATTAAGTGGATTGCATACGTTCAAGTAATCAGTGTTGAGTGGACATGATGCTAAATAGATAAGAGAATAAAACCATAGTGTAGACTGGGTAGTAACATGAGTTTTCAGTTTAATTCTGACAGAGAACAGATTAGGGGCGTAGATTCCACCATCGTCGGTTCTAATTCAGTACGTCTTCGAGCAGGCGCTGGGTCGAATGAACGTGAGATTATTCAAGCGGTTATTGACTCTGGCACAAATCTTCCTCGTGTTGGTATCAATAGAACTGGAAGACGAGTAGAACGTATTGATGTTTTATCTTCTGGTACAGGTTACACAGATACCCCTACTGTTAATTTTTCTGCTCCAACTTTACCTGGAGGAATCACCCCAGTTGCTACCGCCAATACAGATAGTTTTGGTAGAATTATTTCTATCTTAATTGACAATCCTGGCGATGGTTACGATATTGCCCCAGTTGTAACTATTGATGGTGGCAATGGATTTGGCGCTTCTGGCCAAGCATTCTTGGATACTATTGATTTTGAACTTGATATTAATGGTGCTATCAGAACGTCTACATCGATCATTTCTGATACAGCAAATATTCTCAACCTTGATATTGATAACCTGGTTACCCCAGATATCAAGGTGCGTGCTCCCCATCTTAAAGTATTCTTGAATGGTACTGGAAACCCATTTCCAGATGCAGCAGAACCCATTAATATTAATGATTATTTTTATGCTGGTAAAAATGTTTACCAAGCATTAAATCAAGGTACTTGTGATGTTCTTCCCCCTACACATGAAGATGGGGTAGTTACAAATGGTGATGTACGATTCAAGCATATTGGTTATAGAATCGATGCTATTAATGATAATTTTTATGGCGAAGGTGGAGAGTCTGGCATATTCCCCCGTTCTATCACTCCCCTACTTGGTGATAGATCAGATAAAATTGCTACTACAGAATACGTCCTCAACCTAGCAACGAATGACGTTGGTGGTCGTATCTATGTTTCCGAACAAATTGGTGACGAT